TCCCATAAGATCCATACCAAAACAGGGAAGGTTACTTCCAGTCTTAGGATAGATGATGTTGTTATAGATACAAGATTTTTCATTCCAGATCTCTACCTCTCGTGATTTAATAATGTGTTCATTTGTGTAAGTCTTTGCAGTTAGATAGGTTCCTTTACCTTCCCACTGTGCCCAGACACTATCTACTCCATTGTGAAGTGAGATAGTGTTGAATAGGACATCCTTATAGTTTTTCCAGAGATTCATTTTAAGCAGTAGTAGTTCGCTCATCCTCATACATCTTATCTTCTGCATTCTCAAGATCNACATCAGCATCTACTTTATCATACAATTCTAAGAATGATTGCTTTGTTTCATCATCGAAACGATTAACACAAACTTGAATTGACTTCATCTTATCCCCAAATATGGAATAAGCACGTAGAATGTGAACAAGACGACGAGTGCTAATAATCTCATCTACACCTCCATCATAGAATGTTTTACGGATGATATCTGCCCAGTCTACAAGTCTCTTACAATACTCAGTATCAGTAACACCTAATTGAGCAGCAATGCCACCTAAGATTCTATTCTCAACGGAAGGTGCTGGATAATCTTGCTCAAAGGTTACAGGGAATCTCTCAAGGAATGCTTCATTAAGTACGTTTGTACCAATAAATCTACCATCATCAGATCCCTTACCCTTAGTATTAGCAGTTGCTATTACATTAAAACCTGCTGCTGGTTGAATGAATTTACCAATCTTCTTAAGAAATAATCCTTTACCCTCAAGTATTGGTTGAAGACAAAGTATTTTATTAGATGCTAAATCAATTTCATCTAAAAGCAACACAGCTCCCCTTTCAAGAGCTTCCACCACGGGTCCGTTATGCCAAACAGTATTACCATCAATAAGACGAAACCCACCAATAAGATCATCCTCGTCGGTTTCAATTGTGATGTTTACACGAATTAACTCTCTATCTAGTTGAGAACATGCCTGTTCTACACCAAAGGTTTTACCATTTCCTGATAAACCAGTAATGAAGGCAGGATAAAACTGCTTAGATTTAATGATACTCTTAACATCTTTAAAACTACCAAATGGAACAAAAGTAGAATCTTTTACAGGAACTAAATTCTGAACCACTGAAGGTTGAACAGCAGGTGCATTAAATGATTTCTCTATATTTTCAACTGCCTGTGCTGTTATCTCAAGATTCCATTTACCTTTAGATACTTTATATTTCTGTATTTTCTTAGTAACTGTTGCATAACCAATGTTATTCATAGCACAAAATGCCTTAACATCAGCAGTAGTAAATTCAGTTCCGTATGTTTCTCTCAATCCATCAACTGCTTGTTGCTCAGTCATCTTTAATTCAAAAGCCATTGGGTTGTTTGTTTAATTGAATATATTATAATTCAAAAAGGGGGTTAATGTAGACCTTAGTAGACACTTTAATTATTGGATCCAATCTGGCTGTCTGGATGGGTCACGTAGATAATTAGATGCAACCCAAGGTTTGCTGCTAATGTAATTTTTGTAAGCAGTAAAAGTGTCAATGCTTGTGTTATGTTTATACTCATCGGGCATTGCACGAGTAAATGATTCTACCATACAATAACATGTAATTACTTCTCCTGCGAATTTGTGAAATGTTTTCTTTGCTTCAAACAATGCTTTATGGCATCCATGTAATTTACCATAACGATGCGAATACTCATCAGATAAAGCACAACCATGTTGAATTAACCATGCAGTATTGTATATACTAGCACCTGCCCATTGAGTGCAAGGATGATTCCTAAATGCACCCTTCTTAACTGAATAAGGGGTTCCATCTTTCTTCTTAACTAAATCATCACCCCAATCATAATACCAGTGAGAAAAGACAATAGAGAGCATCTGACATGTCTCTAAAGGCATCTTGACCACATGCTTATCAGGCAATACTTTTGCCGATACATGTGGATCAGGATGGGTAACAAAAATGTTCATGCTACTAACTCTACAAATTCACCTAGAACTTTTTTGTTCATTTTCTTACTCTTAAGACTCTTAGCAAAGGCACGTTTAATCTGTGCTTTTGTAGCATCTTCCTGAACCTCAAACTCATCATCGCTTGATAATGCTGCCGAAGATAATCCAAAATAAGTATCATATCCAGAATTTTTAATAGAAAATGCCTTTTCTTTCTTCCAGTCTTTTATAAGTCTATCAAACTCTTTACCTTCTGTAAAGTGATATCTACGAATAAATGAATTTCCATCTCTTGGTGAAAGAAGACGAATTCCAATTAAATTAATATCAGTAAATCTCTCCTTTAAATTGCGAAGTAACACATCTGTTATTTGCGACCATCCTTCAACATTAAAAGTATAGGTAGTTCCTAGTTTACGATCTCTCAATACAGTATTACGATGAACGTATCCACATCCAAGATAAGGGGAATCTTCCCAGTGTCTTTGAACTTCTTTATGATAAGTTAGTTGTCCTGCCTCACCATCAGTAAGTATTACACACTGAACTTTTTGTAACTTATGCTCTTCTTTAAATCTTGGAAGTATTTGATGAAGTGCCATTATAGTATCATTCAATGGAGTTCCAGAAAGATCTAACCCAAGTGGAACTCTATATTGAGTGTAAGTTCTAAATGAATATGCAATACGATAAATGTTTATCATCTGCTCTTCTAAAGTCTTAGAATTAACATTACTAGTGAAGAACTGCATTAATGAAAAATTATCAACCATTTGAAGGACTCCTTCTTTCTTCTCATAAACAGAATGACGAACACCATTCTCATCCCAAACTGGATAATTGAAAGTAAATGCATATACTTCAAATGGAATATTAACTTTCTTACAAAACCAAATTAGATTATAAAGTTGCTTTAAAGTATCTTCTATCACACCCTGCATAGATCCACTCCAATCAAGAATGAATACTAATCCATGATTCTTACCATCAGGAAGAACAGTTATCTTCTTAAATAAATCTTCATTAAACTTATACGTATGAAGTAAAGAAGTATTCAATACACCAGTCTTAGAAGTAGTAGCTCTAGCATAAGCATCAGCAGATTTCTTACACTCAAACTCTTTAACTAAGTAATTAACTTCTTTTTGTGCATTCCTTTTAAACTCTCTATATTTTTCATCAACCTCCATAAAAGATGGGAACATATCACTTCCCTCTGATATATTAGATGTTTCCCATTCTGTTTTAATTCTCTCATGAAGAATTTTATTATCAACAATTATTTTATCTAGATTAACTTTTGGAATTTCAACATATACATTCTCTAAAGTATTATTCTCAGCAAGTTCTCTTAGTTTTTTATCTAACGCATTAACAGTTTGAGTTTCTGGTTCCAAATCTAAAGGAGTAACACTATCGTCGCCCCTAGAAGGATTATTATAACTACGGTTCCCACCTTCCAAAGTATCATCGCCATCAGTGTTAGAAATGGAAGAACCAGTATCGTCAGTGCTATCAGTGTCACTATCCCCAGTATGTGAACCACCACTTGGAGAAGGTTGTTGTTCGATAGGTACCTGCTGAACCTGTTCAGTTTCTTGGTTATCGGATTCTTCTTGTCCCTGCTTGCAGAAATTATATAACGCTTCTGCTGCGGATATGGCTTCTTCAAACGTTTCTGCATTTTTAACTAAATTGACAATCGGAGTTTCAGTAGGTGAAAAAGAGATATTAACGAACGAACCAATCTTGAAATATAAATTAACCCTATCAGCAAGATTAAGAGTATTAAGATCTTTACCATCTATCTCAAAAAAATCATTATCTGCAAGCTCATTATATCCTCTATAGAAAGTTTTGGCAAGTCCCATGTACTTACGCTTCATCAACTTCTCAATCCTTACATCTTCTGTAATGTTTATAAAGGTATGAGGAACACTCTTAGGAGGATCTACATCAGGTGTAAACAGGGCATGTCCAACCTCATGTGCAACCAATGAATCATAAACACGATTACTTGTGTTCCAATTTGGAAGTTGTAAAACACGACTATGAACATTAAACTGTGCAGTTTCAACATTCTTATGCTCTACCATTAGGTCTTCTGTTGCAAGAAGTTTAGCAAGTTGAGATTTGATTTCGTGCTTTACTACCATTGGGTTTGTTGCTTATGAACCTATTATACGACGAAACCCCACGCTCGGTGGGGTTCAGTAGACGCTTTATCAACTGTCTGCGTCTTTCTCTTGAGGCACGTAGTGCCTGTGGTTTAAGTTTTCGTTTGGCATCCTTCTTGGAGTGGTGTTGCCAGTTTGGAGTATTCATTGCTCATATTCTTTTTGGGATATCATACGTGAAAATCCTTTAACTTTGTCAAAGGTTATGACACTTTCAAATTTGTCATTCAGTTCTGATTTATGGGATATAACAAAAATGTTAGCACCCTTTATTATATATCTGATAATCTTCAAAAACTCATCAGTTCCAAATCCATCAAGAGATGAATCAAATACCTCGTCCATAATTAACAGATTTGTATTAACAGAATTCTTAACTCTTGCAACCTCTCTCCAAGTGAAGAGTAATGCTAAGTCAATCCTCATCTTCTCACCTTCACTGAATGATGAATATGAGAAATCCTCATGAATCGGTGATTTTACCGTTTCATTAAACTCTTCATCCAATGTGAAATTGATATAGAAATCCATCAACTGTAGGTAACGATTTACCTGTTGATTAATGAATGGTAGATACTTCTTGATTATTTTTGTCTTTACTCCATCATCCCTTAACAGCGAATAGGCAAAATCGTAATGATTAATCTCTTCCCTTCTGTCTGATAAGTCGTCAATTGTTTTTTGGAGGTTTTCCTTAAACTCTGCTAGCTTCTCATGTTCAGTATTTCTGTTTTTAATTCGTTCGGTAGTAGTTTGAACTTCATCTTCAAGACCTCTGATTTGTCGTTGGTTGAGACTAATCCGAGTATTGTTTTGAGAAATGTCATGGTTGAGTTTAGTAATCTCCTTAGATAGTTGGGTGAAGTGACGTTCTCTCTCCGATTCTAATTTTATAGTCTCTTCCAGATCTGAAAAACCCTTCTTGAGCTCCTTTGCTTTAGTTTGAACGTCGGCAATTCTATTTACACGAAACTCTTCTTCTATATCCTGTGTGCAGGTAGGACATACCGTATTATCTGTGAAAAACTTATGCTCCTTGGTAATTGTTGCTACTTTTTGAGTAATTTTACCTTTAAGATTGTTTAGTTTCTTTAACTTTTCAGTAGCACCAGTAACCTCCTCTTGCTCCTTTACAAGATCAGAAATATCTGCTTCTATCATTCCATTTTTTTCAATATGAGTATCATTCTCTATTGATAATTCTTTGATTTTATTTTTACTAGACTTAATATCATCTTTACCTCTCTGCTCAATCTCCCCAATAAATTTTTCTTGCATTCCCATCTTATCTTTAAGATTATCTTTCTTCAAATCCAAAGATTTTATCTTCTCCTTTCTAGTACGTATATTGTCTTTGATAAGATTATTCATTGCAGAGAAGATACGAATATCCAAAAGATCTTCAATCACATCTCTACGATTAGCACCACTCAATTGCATGAAAGGTACAAAAGTGCTACTACCCAAGATTACAATTTGAGTAAATGATTTATAATTTACTTTTAATATAGTTTCTTCTAATATTTTTTGATTGGTACGATCATCTGCTTCTTTATGAAGAGGATTTCCATTTACTTCAATATCAAATACATTCGGTTTAATTCCTCTTCTTACAAGATAATCACGGTTATTAACACCAAACTCTATCTCTACTACACAATCTCTTTCATTAGTAGTATTAATTAACTGCCCCTTATTAATTTTACGAAATGGTTTATTGAACAAAGCAAACGTAAGTGCATCCAACATAGTGGATTTTCCAGCACCGTTTGTTCCTACTACTAGATTAGTGTTATGTTTTTGAAAATCTATCTCCGTCCACTGATTACCTGTAGAAAGAAAATTCTTCCATTTAATTTTTTGAAATGTTATCATTATTAGGTGGTATCACAAAATCATTAGGTGTAATCACTGCGTATTTGTAATTATACAACTTACACGTTCTTATTGCAAGCTCTCCATCAACTTCTACAACATCCATATGAGTTTTATCACTTTCATCCTCAATATCCATCATCATCATTGCATATCTAACAGCATCATCTTCCTTCTCAAATAAAAATAAAACCTTCTCACCATTATCATCATCTACAGCATATGCCCCATCATCCTTTTTATCTTTTAATGTGAGAAGAAACATTATTCTACCTCGCAGGCTTGTCTATATAAATCCTTAAAGATACCTTTGATAATATTCTTATCTAAATCAAACTCCGACTCATCAATATATCGATTGAGAATAGATAAAGTATTTTCATCTTCATCTATTTCAAAATCTTCACTTTCTTGAATATCAAAATTTTCAATTATTTTTAAATCTTGTACACCTGATACATAAAGTTTATCAATAAATTTCTCAAACTCTTTTGGTTTAGACTTTTGACGAACAATTACTTTTACAATTTTATTCTTATATACAGAAGTATTGAATAACTTATGATTAGTATCTTGATAATAAACATTATAAAATAATTTATATGGATTATCAATTGAAGTATGTTCTAAAGTCTCTGTATCAAAAATATGAAATCCTCTAGGATCATTTACATCATTCCAGAACATCTCATAGGGATTACCCAAATAATATATTTTTCCATCATTAGAACGAGTATGAAAATGTCCCGAATAGACTTTTTCAAATTTATTGAAAGTCTTGACATCCATTCCCGTTTCCATCATATGTCCACGAGTTGCCTTGAATCCATTAATCTCAAGATGTCCCATAGCAACCTTTGCTTTGGTTTTTTGAATTAGATTATAACTCTCTTCATAATTTTGAGAATTAATCCAAGGAAGCATTAATATCTTTGCCTTACCAACTTTAATTTCAGTTGCTTTATTATATAATTTTATATTAGGATAATTTTGTAATAACAGTTCTGGTGAATTTACATGATTAGTATCTTTATAATAACAATCATGATTACCAACAATTGCATGAACTTTATATTTTTTAAGAGGTTCAAATACAACTCTCTTCGCCCACTCTAGACTTTTTAAATCTATTGCCTTACGACTATCAAATATATCACCCATATG